CTACAACAACGCAAAGGCGGCAGGGCTCCATGTGGGCTGCTACTGGTTCCTGCGGTCGCTGACACCGGCAGCGGCGGCGAAGGAGGCGCAGACCTTCCTTGATATCATCAGGGGCAAGAAATTTGAATATCCCGTATATCTGGACTTTGAGGAGGACCCGGACTACAATTACTTCCCGTTCAGGACGGGGAAGAACAACTGCACTGCCATGGTGAAGGCTTTCTGCGATGCGGTGGAAAACGCAGGGTATTTCACGGGCGTATATATGAACAGGGGCGCACTGGAAAACAATGTGAGCACCGAGCTGATAAACAGCTATTCCGTATGGGTGGCGCAGTGGGCAAAGGAATGTACATACAGGGGCAGCTACGGGATGTGGCAGTACAGCGACAAGGGCAGGATAGACGGCATCAGCGGCAATGTTGACCTTGATTACGCATACACGGACTTTCCGAAGGTCATAAAGGCGGCAGGCAGGAACGGGTTTCGGGCAGAAAGCACATCCGCAGAGAGCAAAACATATTGCATCGTCCTTGACGGGGACAAAGGCGAAGCGCAGGAGGCTTTAAAGCTTTTGAAGCTCGGAGGGTATGAAGCGAAGATAGCAGTGATAAAAAGACGGTGAAGGGATGGATCCGGAAGAGGTAAGGGGCAGGGTGCAGGTATTTCTCATGAAAGAGCGGATAAAGAAATACAGGGCACAGCAAAAGGTGTATGAAGTACGGCTGTTTCTTGAAGAACACCGCAATTATGACCCTCGTTCAAGGTGGTGGGAGGACTATCCTGAACGCAGAAGCCCCGAAAGCGGAAAGACACAGCCAAGGGATGACAAAGGAAAATATAAGAAATATGTTGATTCAGAAAATGGATTGACAAGCGGTGAAAACAGTGGTACAATCATTTCAAACAAAGGATTGCTGAAACAAAAATCAAGCCAGCTGCGAAAAAGCCGAAAAAGCCTTGATGCGCAAATTCAAAAACATCGTAATAAGATAGCCCACCCCGAAGGATATTCCAATGATTGGAATATCCTCTCCCAAGAAAAGAAAAATGGGAGAATCAAGCACTGGGAAAAAGAAATACACTTTTGGAAAGTGCAAATCCAAGAGATAAATGCCATACTCAAATCAAGAGGTGACGATGATGACCAATGAGGAAAAAATATCAGCATATGAGTATTTTACTGATATGCTGTACAGTGCTCTTAAAGAACGTATAGCAGACAAAGAGCCAGTGTTAAATAACGATCATGATGAAAAATGCTACAAGTTCGGGCTTGAATGCGCATTAGATATGCTTATATCTCGGGCTGAGATAGCAGGCATTGAACTGGATAAATAGTCGTGTACCGCTCAAAAGGTAACTACTTTGTGTTTGGAAAGGAGTGAGCGAAATGTGTAAACTTTTTGATGAGTGGTCTAATGATATTGAGAAATACTGTGTTTTGAACAATCTTAGTTTTGAAAAGGTAAAGAATCTTGCTCAAAGCTGGGCACCTAATAAGCTTGCACTTGCTTACCAAGATCCTGACCCAACAAAAGGTAGGCTCGGATTACTTGATGACACACCAATGCCGCTTGTTCTGATGATAACTAAAGAGAACGGCAAACTGATTTTTTTACAGACCGAACACACTCGAAAATACCTTTGACCCATACCCACCGCAGAGTAACATCTGCGGTATTTTCATAGGCAAATATCAATAAATATAAGCGTGTAGAGGGTAGTCAGAGATATGGAAGATATAAAAGGGAAAGTGCAGTGCTTTCTTATGGCGGAAAAGATAAAGCAGATTAAGGCAAAGCAGCGTTATTATGAGATAAGGGCTTTTATAGAGGAAGAAAAGCAATATAACCCGTATCACGACCCGAAGAACGGACAGTTTACAAGCGGAAAAGGCGGCGGCGGTGTGAACGGCGTGGTCCTCGCAGTGGCAAAAGGTCAGAAAGGCAAGGGCTACTACACAGATACCAAAGGCGATAAGAACTGGACAGTGCTTGCGAAAGCAGATGCAACACAGGAGCAGATAGACCAGCTGCTGAATGGGAAAAATGTCGCTTCTCAGGCGACAAATTCAAATCAGGGATTGACAGGCAAAAGCAAAAGTAGTACAATAGAAGATGGAAAGCACGGGGATTTTTCTGTACATGTAGAACAGCTAAAAAAGACAAAGATCGAATATAAGGAAGTTGTTGATTTAAAGCAACCCTTATCAGAAGAGGCTATTATAGATAAATTAGGCGGCGGAGATCAGACTAAAGGATCATGTGCTTCACTTGCTTTTGCATATGCTGCAAACAAAGCCGGATATGATGTAACGGATTATAGAGGCGGCGAAAGTCAAGATTGGTTTGCAACCGATAACAGAAGCAGAATAAAACAACTGCCTGACAGCAACAATGTTAAATTCGGCAAAGATGCCACGCCGGGCAAAATCATGAAATTCATGTCCAACAATATAAATGAGGGGGATGAATATGTAGTGAGTGCTGGAAAGCATTGCGCAATAGTAAAAAAAGACAGTGGAAAACTGTTTTATTTGGAGTTACAGCAAGAACCGGGTGTAATCTATAAATCAGGAATCGGAAAAAAGGGTTGGAAACCTATGACAAAAACCGATACTTTTTCCAAACGATTTGGATACTCACGATTTCACGGGTATTACAGTGGGGCATCAATGGTAAAAGTTTCTGATCTGCCTAAAGCAGTAGGCTTTAAAGAAATGGTAGGTTACCTTAACACATCGGCTGACAAACAGCAAAAAGGAGCAAAAGGATATGCGAAATGAACCTGAAAGATACTTTTACAGGGAAAAAGGCAAACAAATATGGGAAGTAGGCTATAAAGAAGATATTCAAGGTCCGTGGGAGTTTTCTTTTGACAGAAAGAAAATTTATAACCTTTGGACTGATTATTGGGATATGACAGATGAGGAAAGAGAGTTATTCAAAAAAGAACACCCCCTTATGGCATCACTAAAAGATCCAAGCGTTGAAGTGCCTGATGAAGAAGACGATGAAGATGATGAAGATGAAGATGAAGACGAGTACGAGTTTTCAGATTGATACCCCTACCGCAGAGTAACATCTAAGGAAAACGATTTGATTTGAAAATCAAAAGGGGGTTTGAAGATGAAGGTTAAATATATCGGAGATAAAAACGACCCTTTATCGTTAGTGAATGGGCATATTTATGAGTGTTTAGGTTTTGAAACGGTCAAAAAATGGGGACAGACTTTTGCCCGTGTTGTAGATGAAGATGATGACGACTACCTTTATCCTGCTGAATGGTTTGAAGTCGTTGAAGAATAATAGCTCCGCCGCAGAGTAACATCTGCGGTATTTTCATAGGCAGATATCAATAAATATCAATAAATATAAGCGTATAGTCACACGGCTATGCGCTTTTATTATAAACCAAATCAAAAGAAGGAGGAATTTTCTCATGAATGAGAAAGAGATCATGGAAACCAGGGCAGCGCTTGTCGAGGAGCTTGAAGCTCTCAACAAGACGGTCGGTGAGGAAAAGAGACAGTACACCGATGAGGAAAGCGCAAAGGCAGACGAACTGATCGAGAAGATCAGGGGAGTGGATGCGATGGCGGAAAAGCTGGCAGAGCAGAGAGCTGTCATCTTTGCCAACAAGGCAACAGCCATGGAGAAGAATGTTGAGGTGCGCAGCTACGGCGAGATCATCAATGATTTTGTCAGAGGCAACGCCGCACCGGAATACAGAGCCAACGAGACCACCCTCGGGAACAACTCTTCCGTAAAGATGTCCGAATTTTCCGAGGATATCATCAAAAAGGCGACAAAGATCTGCCCCATCATCAATGAGGTGACTACCGTAGTTTCCGCAGGCACCTACAAGCAGATAGTTCAGAACGAGGACTACAAGGCAAGCGGTGATTTCGTAGCTGAGGGCGGCAGCTTTGCGGTGACGGAGAGCCGCTGGACGACAAAGACCATAGATAAGTACAAGTATGGTTCTACATCCGTCATAACACTTGAAATGATCTATGAAGCGGCGTTCGATGTGCTCCCCGAGATAGAGCAGCAGTTCACCCTTGATTTTGCAAAGTGCTTTGAAAAGGGCTCTATTGCAGGGAGCGGCACAGGTCAGCCCGAAGGACTTCTCACAGGCGGTACAGTCAAGACCCTTTCCAATGCTACTGTCAAGGCGGATGATATCGTGGATATCTATCATGCTATCGCTCCCACCTATTACACCAACGCTAAGTGGGTGATGAACAACAACACCCTCTGCCACATCAGAAAGCTCAAGGACGGCACAGGTCAGTATCTTTTCCATCAGGGAGAGCTTACGGAGGGCTATGCGGGCACTATCCTCGGAAAGCCTGTACTTGTTTCCGAGGAGATGCCGGATATAGGAACGGGAAAAAAGCCTATCCTTTTCGGCGACTTCCGCAGAGCCTACAAGTGCGTGAGAAGCCCGGAAATAACTATCACCGTGCTCCGTGAGCTGTATTCTCAGATAGGTGCTATAGGCATACAGGGGATACTGTGGTTCGGCGGTGCACCTGTAAACAATGATGCTTATATCACTGCATCCATGTAACAGCGCAGAAGGGGCGGCACAGTCCGCCCCACAGCCCGCAGGGAGGAATAAATGACTGTATCGGAAATAACCATGGCAGAGGTCAAGAACAGGCTCCGGATAGACTATGACACGGATGATGACCTGATCCCCCCTATCATGTCTGCCGCAAGGGCCATGATAAGAGATATGACCGGGCGCACGGATGAGGAGATAGACACATTCCCGCAGGCTTATCACCTGTTTATGTGCATTTGTCAGCATATGTACGACAGTAATGACCTGACTGCCGCAAACGACAAGCTTGACGCTGCTGCGGCGTGTATCATAAATCAGATGAAGTCTGCGGAGGTGGTGCTTGCATGAAGCCGGAGCTTATGAGAAACAGAGTGACCTTTCAGAGGACAGACGACGACAGAAAGACATATACCGATGTTCTCAGCTGCCGGGCATACATCAACGGAGTTTCGGGCGATGAATTTTTTATCGCAAACGGCGGTGATGTAGGCGCTCTCACGGTGACTATAAGCTGCCGTTATCAGAGCGCACTCATGGCGATAGACCCCACGGTATGCAGGGCAGCGGATGAAAAGGGCAATGTATATGAGCTATTGTCCCCTGCTGATGATAAGATGGGGAAACACACCGAGATCATATTCAGGGCAAGGAGGTTCATGTTCGATGTACAAGAAAGACCTTGAGGATATCAAGGAGATACTGACAGAACTCGGACTGGAGTACAGGTATTTCAAGTGGTCGACTATACCGCAGGCACACCGCTTTGCAACATACCATGTACCCGCAGAGAGCTTTGACGGCTCAGATGAATGTGTGGAATACTGTGACTACAAGGTAGTGGTTTACATATGGTTCCATGACTTCATGAATGAAGATGATGCCGCACTTCTTGAAAGCTTCGAGCAGGATGTGCGGGGTGCGGGGAGATATAAGAAGCAGTCCGGATATGACAGCGAAAGAGAACTGTTATATTCAAGGTACGAATTTGATTTTAAAGCATTTTATGAGGAGTGATATTTTATGGCACTGGAAAGAAGAACATTTTACGGATCCGGAACACTGTATGAAACAGCCATTCCCGAAAATTTTGTTATGCCTACCACCAAATCCGCCATCAAGACCCTTGTTGAGACCTACTGCACCGCCGACAACCAGCTCGGTTTTCTCAAGAACGGATTCAAAGTGCAGGTAGAGACAGAGAAGCTTGAAGACAAGTCCGATCTCGGAGAAATGAAGGTCGATGTGGTGACTGATGAAAAGGCGAATATGACGAGCGCTCTTTTCAACTCCAACGGCGAGACCATTTCAAGGCTCTATCCCTTTGCAAACACCAACGAGGACGGCGTTACAGTTGTGGGCGGCATCAACGGCGCAGACCAGAGCGATCACCTTATCATATTTGTCGAGGCTACAAAGACCAACGGCGCACAGCATGTGCTTGTGGCATTCGGCAAGAATACCAGCGGTTTCACCATCAACTGGAATCCTACGAGCGTTGAGCCGTTCCCCATAGAATACGGCGTGACACCCTACAACACAGCCGGAAACCTGTTTGTTTTCGCTCCCATCACAGGGCTGCCCGCACTGCCCGTGACATCGGAGACGGTATACTCCATAAGCTACGCCATGAACGGCGGTGAATGGGATGATGAGTACACAGCTCCCACATCCTACACACACGGGAGCGGCGCTGATATAACGCTGCCCACATCCACGGACATCACCCGTGAGGGCTTCACCTTCGGCGGATGGTTCACCGCTGATGATCTGAGCACGGCGGTGACTGTAATAGATGTTTCCGAGGAGACCGGGAGCAAGGCGTTCATAGCAAAGTGGACGGAGACCTGATAAGGGGGAGTGTATATGAGCTACAACACAGAAAACCGTATGGAGCAGAGCGGCGAGAAGTGGGTGGTAAACGGTGCGCTTGAGTTCGGGAAAGGCTCGGCGGGAGTAATGCCGAATATCGCAGCTCCGGCTTCCGATGCAGATGCGGCAGCGGTGCGCACTGCGCTCACCGTTCTCATGACAGCCCTCAAGGACTACGGTCTTATGGCGGGCGACCCCTTCACTATGACCTATGCAGCGGTAACAAACGACAATGAGAGCGAAAGAGCGGCAAACACCGCAAAGATAAGCAGTGTTTCCATTGAGGACAATGTGATAACCATAACTCTTTCCGACAAGGTGGAAAACCTCAGCGACTTTGACGCCCGCAATGACTGGGGCGTTCACAAGTGGCTGGGTATAGGTCTTTCGGTGGGAGTTGACCCCATAACGGGGCTTGAATACAACGACAGCTCACTCACAGCCGACGATGTGACAGAGGCAGAGAACATGGGACTTTCCGACGGGTATTTCGTGCGGTGGGTCGCTGCGGATCTTGTACTGGCGGGAGACAACACGCAGAAAAGCAAGGACAGCTTCACGCTCTGGAGTTCGGGGCACAAGCTCACGGAATACAAGCTGAAGATCGTTGAAAGCGAATAACAAAAAGGCTCCATCCGGAGCCTTCATGCGTGGGAGCGGGAAACAGCCGCAAACACGCTCCAAAAGGGGTGAAAGAACATGATGAAGTCGTGCAGATACTGCGGAAGGATACATCCGAGGGGCTATGAATGTGCGAAAAAGCCGCCGCCGGAGAGATACAGCCGGAACAGGGGCAACAAGGAAAGGTTCCGCAGTTCTTCTGCATGGCAAAGCACCCGCAGGGCGATAGTATTCCGTGATATGGGAGTATGTCAGATATGCCTTGAAGGCGGGTATTATAACAGCAAGGAGCTTGAAGTACACCATATCACACCGCTCGAAGCCGATTTCACCATGAGGCTCGAAAAGAGAAACCTTATAACGCTTTGCTCCTACCACCACAAACAAGCAGACAGCGGGGAGATAGAGGCGGAAAAGCTCAGAGCCATGGCGGAAAGGAACGAAGCACAAAGCGAAGTGTAAGGAGAGGAAGGTAAAGCATGAACGCAGTGAATATCGAAATAAGGGACAGCAGCCTGCACATAAGCGGTTATGTGAACGCCGTAGGGCGTGACAGCAGGGTCATAAACACCCGTGACGGGCGGTGCGTTGAGCAGATAGCGGCGGGAGCCTTTGCCAGGTCACTGGCAGACGGCCATGAGGTGAGGATGAAGCTCAACCACAAGCGTGATATAGGCTCTACTGCCGATGGTACTCTCACGCTGAAAGAGGACAATATCGGTCTTTATGCCGAAGCTGTGACGGAGGATGAAGAACTCAGGACACTGGCAGCGGAAAACAAGCTGACGGGATGGTCTTTCGGCTTTGTGAAGAAGGACGGCATAATGGAGGAACGGGGCAGGGATATCCCGAAGCGCAGGATAATAAAGGCTCTTGACCTTTCGGAGGTATCCATACTCTCTGTAACGCCTGCATACTGCGGCACATCCGTAGAGTGCAGAGCCGAAACGGAAACAAGGAGCTATAACGACTATGAGGAAGAGAACACAGCAGCTCCGGAGGATGAAGAAAAGAGAAGGTACCGTGAAGCCGTAAGGGGCAAAGTCCAGTGCTTTCTTATGCGTGAGAAGATAAAGAAAATGAAGGGAATGGGTAAGGCTTACGAGGTGCGGGCTTTCCTTGCAGAGGCTAAGGAAAGGACACGGGAGTATGAGGAGAGGTATAATCACTACCACGATCCAAGCAACGGGCAGTTTGCAAGCGGCAAAGGCGGCGGCATGGGGCTGTATTACTCCATGGGAAAGGGCAAAGGTGAAGTCGTGGGTGCAAGCATTCCGTGGCAGCCGAAGAAAAAACGGGAAGGTTTGTTTGCAGCATCAGATTTAAAAGTCGGCGATTTAATAAGCTATAAAGTCTTTGACCCTAAATCCCAAAAAGAGAAAGCAACCGAGTGGACAAAAACAAAGGTTGAGGGGATAGGCACTTGGAAAAGTAAACTATATCAGAGTATAATAGTTGAAAATATAAAAGTCGGAGAAAAAACAACAAAAATCACAGGGTTAGTCGATCATGGAGATTTTGATAGGTTAGGTAGAAATTACGGTAAATCCTATTCGCGCTATACAAAAGTCTTAAAAAACAATGATATGATTAGAGTTCACTCGAATGAAAAAGGGACGTATCATCTTCCAACTACTGGCGCAGAGGTAAGGCATTATTCTGATGATTTTGATTGAAGGTCAGAGACACGCTCCGATGATTTTGAGGCAAAGCACCCAAGGCAGCCTGCGGGGACGTCAGACGGAGGGCAATTTGTAGGTAAAAGCGGCGGTCAGGGCTTGACAAAAGACAAAAAAGGTGTTACAATAAACTCCAAAGATTTTGTCAGGTCATTACGAGGTGTAGGTAAAAACTATCCTGTACGGCTAAATAAAGGCAATTTACCCTTTGGAAATCATTATAAACTTGATTTTCAGTCCGATATTGAAAATGCTCATGCTTTTGCAGGCAAAGACACTGGAAAACCAATAAGAAACGCAATTTTCCTTGAAAATGATTATCACATTCCCGCAAGAGAATGGCAGAAATGCGCAGGATTTGGTAATGTGATAATGAATGGAAAGAGTGAAAGAAAAGAACTCCATTGGTATGAAGCAAGGGGCATACGCACAGAGCTGAAAATAAAACCACATCCGAAAAAGGGGGATTGAACCGCATGAAAGTCAAATACATCGGTGAGCGCAATGATCCGCTTTCTTTGATGAAAGGACATATCTATGAGTGCCTCGGATATGAAACATCATGGGGTAAAAAGTTTGCAATCGTCATAGATGAAGATGATGACGATTATATCTACCCTGCTGAATGGTTTGAGATACTTCCCGAAACGGATAATGGCAAAGCTGTATGAAAATGAGATACATCGGTGAACGAAGCGATCCTATGGCTCTTATAAAAGGACGTATCTATGAGTGTACAGGCTATCAGTGTGTGATAGGTTATGATCGAGAACGGAAGAAAAGAACTGTATGATGTGTTATACACAAAAGATGGAGTTCACAAATGCCCTGTTTGCGAACAGACATTGTTTCCGTGTGAGGGCAGTAATTCTATTTGTCGTGTCTGCGGTTGGGAAGATGATTGGCAGCAAGCCGAGAAACCTGATATGACAGGCGGTGCGAACGGCATGAGCCTGAACGAATATAAGCGCAGGGCAATCGAAAAGGGGCTTATAGAAGCAGAATAAAAGATAACCGTACATCAAAAGATGTGCGGTATTTTTATACCCGAACGGAGATGAACACAGTGGGCAATAAAGAAAAGAATATGACTATATTAAACATTACGAACGCCGAGAACAACGCCGATGTGCTGTCTGCTCTTTCGGGGGATGAACCCGTCAATGTGAGAACAGCGATGCAGATCCCGATGGTGAGCAGATGTGTGAACATGATAGCGGGAGCGGTGGCAATGCTCCCGATAAAGCTGTACCGCCGCACGGGGGACGGTGTAGAGGAGATAAAAGAGGACAGGCGGCTGGATATACTCAACAGAGACACAGGGGACACCATATGCGCCGATTATATGCGCTATGCGTGGGTAAGAGACCTTTTACTGACGGGAGCGGCATACGCCTATATAGAGAGGCGGGGGACGGACTTTCTCCCGTACAAACTGTACTATGTAGCCTCCGAGGAGATAAGCCGTGATGTGAACAGGACAGACCCCATAAAAAAGATATACCGCTACAACATAGGCGGCAGAACAGCGGAACCATGGGAAATGCTGAAAATACTGCGCAACACGGACGGCTACGGCGGGGGTAAGGGCATACTTGAAGAAAATCCTGAAATGATAGCCACTGCATACGGGCTTATAAAATATCAGAAAAAACAGGTATCCTCCGGCGGTGCAAAAAGGGGCATACTGCGGACGAACGGTCTGAAAAAGGATGTAGTCGAGGAGATAAAGGAGAAATGGGCGGCACTGTGGGGAGCAAAGAACGACCGGGACACCATGTTCATACTCAACTCCAAGGATTCTGACTTCAAGGAGCTGTCAAGCACATCTGTAGATATGCAGCTCAATCAGACACAGGAGACCATCGACAAGGAGCTTATGAAGCTTTTTGGAACAAATGACGGTATGCTCACGGAGGAAACGGTGAAAAACGCTGTCCTGCCCGTGATAGACATAATAGAGGCGGCTCTTGACACTGACCTTCTCTATGAAAGGGAAAAGAGAGACTGTTATTTTGCTTTTGATACAAGGGAGCTGACAAGGGGCGACATAAATCAGCGGTACAGTGCATATGCAACGGCACTTTCACAGAACTTCATGCAGCTTGATGAGGTGAGAGAGCTTGAAGACCTTCCGCCTTTAGGCATCAACTTTGTAAAGCTCGGGCTAAACGATGTGCTCCTTGACCCGAAAACCGGGCGGATATACACACCTAACACCAACGCCTATGCACAGATGGGCAAAAATGTGCAGGTGCCCTTGACAGATGAGGTGGAAAGTGGTACAATTGAGGCGAGGCAGGAGATACACGGCGAGGATGGTAGGATAATCGACAATGTGCCGGATAATATGTCTTTTCCCGTCAATACAAACGCTGAAGAACGGCGCAGCGAACTATCGCAAAAGATCGAGACCGGAGAGCTGCCTTTAAAAATACGCCCACAGAAGCAAAATACGCATAGAAAAGGCACTGCACAATATAAAGAGGGCAATAGTTATGTTACCGTTTCGGATAGTGTATTACAGAATGAAGTAGACCGTAAGGCAACGACAGGGACGATTTACACTGTTGGAAATCATATAAGAGAAGTCGTTAAATGTGACCAAGAGATCGGCGTAAATGTCGATAAAGAAAAAAACACGAAAGAAAGCACCAACAGAATGACGATACACTATTCCAAAAAAGGGACACATTGCGTTCCTGCACATAAGGAGGGGAAGAAATGATCGACTTACATAATACAGATGGTGAAAAAGTAAAGGTTATATGTAAGAATGGTTCGGAATTTACAGGTGTAGTCGATGCTGTATGCGATGCAGCGGATAATTTTGATCCCGACGATCCGGAGAGTGTTAATGAAGATGCTATATGTCTCAATGTCGATGGCGAAGGTGGTCCGTTGATATTTCTTTCAGCAATAAAAGAGATCACATTGCTAAATGATGAATAACACAACCGCATAAAGTAATACCGCATGGTCAAAGCTATGCGGTATTTTTATACCCGGAAGGAGAAAATAATATGGTACAGCGAAATGCAGGAATATCAGAAGCCGCAACCGAGGAACTTATCAAAGCTATCGACGAATTTAGCAGAGTTGTCAACGATTATGCCGGAGAAGTGCAACGTCAGTTCAGAACAATAGAAGAAAAGCCCGAGTGCGACTATATGCAGTATCTGAGAAAAACAAAAGTCGGAAAAGTTAGAAGCAGGAGAAAATAAACATGGATAATAAAGCAATACAGAATAATTTTTTCAAGCGTACATGAAAATGTGCGCTTTTTTCATACCCGAACGGAGAAAATATGAACATACTGCCATTCACACTGCCCGAATTTGCCATAGGGATACCCATACCCAAAACAACAGTGATCCTTTCCGCACCCACCAAGAACGACTATTACCGTATGACAGCGGCAAGGAACAAGCACCGCCTCGCCGGTGAGATGATGGAGAAGTATTCGGGAACAAATGTTCCCCTGCTGCCGGATATGGGTGAGGCGTTCATAAACGAGTATCTGAGGCAGATAAACGAGTACAGAGAAAAGAACATGGACTATCTGATGATACCGGAGACCATAAGCTTTGACACACCGGAGCCTGACAAGCTCCCGGTCATGACCTGCGCAGAAAACGCAGTGTACACTTATTCGGGGGTAGATTTCATCAGACAGGCAGAGCTTAACATCATAGAATACTGGATGATACTTGCAGACAGCATGAAAGCACGGATACTGCGCACGAAGGACGGCAAAGACTACCTTGATGAATGCTGGCACGATATGCACAGGATAAGCACTCTTGAATGTACCATATAGGAGGTGCGGTCATGGGATATATGGGTGAGGAGATACTTCTTGACATAAAGAAATACTGCGAAGACAACCTCAGAAAGATAGATGAAGCGGCAAAGAAGCTTGAAACGGAAATGCTTGAGGAGATAAGGGAGAACACCCCCGAAAGCGAAAGGGAATACTTTTTCAGCAGATCCCATTCGACCGGTCAGAACAAGGTATACTCCCTTAACAATATCCCCCTTAAAAAGGGCTGGAGAAAGAAAGCCTATGGTGCAACAGGGAGCAGGATAGATTCAAATAACTACAAGGGAGCGGTATACGCGGTAGAAAATGTCAATAAGCCAAAAATAGTCCACCTTGTGAACTTCCCGCACCGTATAGTCGTACACGGGCACGACACAGGGCTTATGCTCGATCCTGTTATGAAGATACCCGAGATAAGGGACAAATATCAGGAAAAGCTCAATGAAGAGATAGAAAGGATACTGAAGAATGGCTAATGATTACCGTGCCAAGATAGGACTTGACACATCCGAGATCGAAAAGAATATCAAGTCTCTGAGCCGTGAGCTGAAGACCGTTGACAAAGACCTTGAAAGCAACGCCGGCAATGCAGAACTCAGCGCCCAGAGATATCAGATACTCGGTGAAGAGGTGGCAAAGCTGCAAGAAAAAATGACACAGCTCCTTTCTGTGGAAGAAAGAGCAAATGAAGCATTGTCCAATGGTGACCTGAGCGCAGCCGAATACAGAGCCTACCGCAGAGAGATAGAAAGCACACAGGCACAGATAGAAAAATACTCCGATGAACTCACAAACACCGGCAAAGCCTACGATGAGCTTGATGAAAGCGTGCAGAAAAGCGCAAAGGACATAAACATCTTTCAGGAGATACTTAAAGCGGATGCTGTGAAGGCTTTTGCTTCGGGAGCGGTGGATGTATTGAAGTCCGCTTTTCAGGGTGCTGTGTCTCTCGTTCAGGAAGCGGCGGATGCCTATGGTGAATATGAACAGCTCGTGGGCGGTGTCGAGACCCTTTTTGCCGGGGCAGAGGCCACGGTCAGGGAAAACGCACAAAAAGCATTCGGCACGGCGGGTATATCCGCCAACCAGTACATGGAGCAGGTCACATCCTTTGCGGCTTCCCTTGTAAACTCCCTCGGCGGCAACACTGAAGAAGCGGCAAGGGTCGCTGATCAGGCTATCATTGATATGTCCGACAACGCAAACAAGATGGGCACATCGATACAGTCGATACAGTATGCTTATCAGGGCTTCGCAAAGCAGAACTACACCATGCTGGACAATCTCAAGCTGGGGTACGGCGGCACAAAGAAAGAGATGCAGCGGCTTATTGACGATGTGAACTCTTGGAGAGAGGCGAACGGAGAAGCCGCAGACCTTTCCATTGAAAACTTTGCCGATGTGGTCACTGCCATTCATGAAGTGCAGGAGCATATAGGCCTCACAGGGACTACCGCAGAGGAAGCCTCCAAAACTATACAGGGTTCTGCCGGAGCAGTACAGGCAGCATGGCAGAATCTGCTTGTAGGTCTTGCAGACCCTACGGCTGATCTTGACAGCCTGATAAACGATCTCATTGATACGGGCATGACAGCAGCCGAAAATATGCTGCCCACCATGATGGATGCGGTCGGAGGTCTGGCACTGGCTATAGGTGAGGCGGCTCCGCACCTGGGGGAGCTGCTTGAAAATGCGGATGAGCTTGCAGACAGCTTTATTCTGGTCATAGAGGCTCTTGTGGACGAGATAAGCAACAATGTCGATGTGGTTTTCGGGCTGGTCACGGAGCTTACGGAAAAGATCGCAGATCATGCGGGGGAACGGGCACCGGATATCATAACGAAGCTGGCAGAGGGCATATTGAAGGCTTTGCCGGTAATAGCCGATACAGCGGTCGGACTGGCTGTGACCCTGATAAACACACTGGCGGACACGATCCCCGAGCTGCTCCCAAAGGTCATTGAATGTATAACAAAAATAGGGCACACCATTGCAGAGAACACGGAAGAGATAGTGAATGCAGGCGTAAGGCTTGCGGGGGCTATTTTAGAGGGCTTATGGAACGGGCTCCCGGATCTTCTGAGAGAGCTGCCCGATATTTTGCAGGAAATACAGGACGGCTTGTACAAAGCGATAGATGACCTGCTGAAAGCCGGAGAAGATGCAGCAAAGAAGATCGGTGACGACCTGAAGAAGACAGACTGGAGCGATGTAGCCCGGGAGACTGTTGAAAGCCTTGCAAACGCTCTTGTGAAAGCAGGGCAGAGCGAGGTCATAAGAAATATACTTGCAGGCGTTACAAACGGATGGTCGGAATGGATATTTAACGGCTTTAATGCTGCCACAAAAGTCACAGGTTTAGATAGCAACTATGGCTTTGGTGGTAACAGGGATAAACTAAAGGAAGAAACGGAAGAACTTGAAAGAACAGCGGAGCAACAGTTAAAGCTTGAACGGGCGCAAAAGTATGTAGAAAGTCACAATAAATATATACAGTCACAAATAGACAAATGGTCAAGCAGTTCGACTTCGGGTCCGGAAAACAAAAAAAGCTTTGAGGAGCTCCTTGAAGAAAAGGAAAGCGAGTGGGACAAGCTCTACAAGTACGATAAAGAAAGCTACAACGAGTACTGGAATCAGAGGATGGAGTTTCTTATGCAGCATGAGGAGGATACAAAAGAATGGTGGACGGCGTACAATGAGACGGACAAGAAGCTGAAGGAGAACGCCAAAAAGGAAGCGGAGGACAGGAAGAAAGCCGCAGATGAACAGGCAAAGGCTGCCGAGGATGCAAGAAAGAAAGCAGAGCAGGCAGAAAAAGACAGGATCGATGCGGCAAAAAAGACCTATGAGAACGCACTTGTACAAAACGAAATAAGACAGCTCAACGAAGGTCATGATGAAAACTGGCTGCTTGAAGAGGACGCAAAAGCCCTTGAACAGTTCAAAAACAGTGTGGGCGAGATGAACGATGATTATCAGAAGGCACTGCGTGACTACCTCAAGCAGAAAGAGAGAATAGAGGATAAGGCGGAAGAGCAGAAGACCGCCGACCATAAAGAACAGGTCAAGGCATGGGAAAGTGAGATAAACAGCATATGGGACGAGCTTGAAAATCAGGCGAAGGTCGAACAATGGTCTGCTGATAAGCTGCTTGACGAAAAAGAAAAGGCTCTTGCGGCATATGCCGACAAAGACCCGGAATTATACGACAAATATTTCAGCAAGATAGCAGACGGGAGAGCGGATGCCATACAAGAGCAGATAAAAAAGGAAGAAAAGCAGCAGAAGGAGATAATAACAGCCGCCCAGAAAGCCGCCGAAAAGCTTGTCACAGCCTATGAAAAGCGGTACAGTGATATCATGGGAGCGGTTGAAAAGCCGCAGAAGGTCACGGACATAAACGGAAAGGAAAGGCTCGTATTTTCGGATTATCACGAAAAGCTCAAACAGCTCAGGGATTATCAGAAAAACCTTGAAAAGCTCAAAGAAATGGGACTTTCTTCAAGACACCTGCAAGAGATATTCTCCATGGACTTTGATACCCGTGCGATGTACATTTCCGAGCTGCTGAAGATGGGAGCGGGAAACAGGGAAAGATATCTGCACGATTATGAGGCTTATGCGGATACCGCCGATGAGATCGCAAAGACAGAACTTGATTTTGATACCAAGCTCACAGAGGATATAAACAAGGTCTTTGAGGATGTGGACGGCTACGAAAACGGGAAAAAGACAGCCTCCGAATGGCTCAGGGGCTTTGAAGAAGGCTTGAAAGGCACGCCTCTTGAAGGCTATGAGGTAAAAAACATCGTCGACAGCGAAACGACCGCTGCTGCGGAGGAATACGACAGGGCGGCACATATAGCAGATCTCGGCGGCTTCGGGGCAAAGGTATATGATGTGTATCAGCTGGCAGCGGAAGCGATCGGCAATGTGCAGAAAGCTGTGTCTGAAATGCCGTCATCCTTGTCGGAGCAGATAAAGGCAATGCCCATAAATATATGGATAGACAACAAAAAAACCGTTATGACCTGTATCAAAGACCTGCAGAACAAGCAGACCAACAGCAGCGCAAAGGGGTGATAATGTGAATAAGCGGATAAATGGCGGTATCACGGTAACGATAAAGTCAACAGCTTCGGGAGCGAGTGCCGTGACCCTTGATACGCTCACGGGATATGGCCCGTCATGGGATAATGAAGCAGAGAGCTTTGAAGCATGGGATTTTTCGATAGTAGAGATATCCAAAGGGCGGCGATTCAGCCTTTCCCTGTCGACCGGTGCGCTTGATACATCGGATCTCGACAGGATAAAGACAGCGCTTATAACAAGAGCCGTGACATTGACCTGTCCGGAATATCCGAACGGTATACTTATGTCAGTGCAGTCGATAGACCAGACACAGGTGCAGGCGAACTATAACGGAAAGTATTACCGCCTTTCCTTTGCGCTGAAAGCACTGTCTTTGGAAAGCGGCAACTTCAATTCGGAGGCAGACACATGACACTGGAAATGGGCTACTGGACAGGAACAACGATAAATTGGGCACAACCAGTATTATCATCTTCATTCGGGGATCCTCATTATTCTCAGAGCATAGCGGAATGTGGTGTGAGCGGTGTATCCACATCCCAGCTCAGCTTTGAAGTACTGAATACCGCTGTGCCGTACCCTGATCACACTGCGGCACCCGTAAGACTTGACGGAGGTAAGATATTCTGGGTAAACAACAGAAATGTCGGGAGGTATACCACAACGTTCACCTGTCTTGACAGCGTAGCTCTGTTGGATGTGCCTGTTGACTGCACGCTTGGAAGGTACACGGGGCATGACAGCGAAGGAAATTATTACATATCTGCCGCAGGAATTGTTGAACAGGTAAGAAAAGCAGGACGGGGACTTTCCTTGTCGGGTCTTGAAAGCCCCACAGATTACGGCTTTCCTCTTAATATAATACAAGGAAAAACGCTGATACAGCTTCTGACCGAAGCCTCAGAGATGATGGGCGGCTTTTACGCAGTGAACAATGTAAATCAGCTCGTGTTTGTGTATGCCAATAATGCAAGCACACTTCCCGGGCATCAGGTATCACAGCACTCATATGTTGAAAGAGGCGGTACTTTCCAATATGAACACGCTTTGTTTGTGGGTATGCCCGATTATGCACATGGTACAGATCCGGGGACTGCCAGTTTTGCACCCCTGCCCGATACTATGTACCCATACGCAACAGATGTGACAAACTATACCACCCTTGAAGTAAACGGTACTTTTGCACCATATGCAAAGCCCGCAGCAAATTTTAGCTTTGTTGGTAGTACAACTTTTCAGGAATGGCGGGTAGAAAACGCCGTTATATATAATATCCCCGTGCTTGGAGATAATTACAGCTTTTTACAGGATAGCTACGCAACAGGCTACAGACTGACAGACTGTGAGGTCAGATGGGTAGGGAATACTATGATAGCCTCCCTTGGCGGCGGCATACCCACAACAGGAGAGCTTGCAAGGCGGTCAAGGCGGCAGATGGAGATAGACAACAAGATCGAAGAGGGCAAGGCATACGGGAACACGCTCCTGACAAGATATCAGGGAACTATCTTCAAAGCAGTGGAGGGAACGCAGAATGCAGACAGTTGACTATCCTTTTTTCAACGGGTATCTGAAAGAGGGCGGCTTCGGTGAGCTGGGAATCAGCGGATTTATAAACCCGCATATCACAGCGGTGGAGAAAATAAGCGACACCGAAGTGCAGTGGACAGTGAGCAGTGCCAACGGCAAGACCTACAAAGTGACCGTCACCGCAACAATGCCCGCAGGGCAGAAGGACAAACGGACATCCTTTGCATATACCATAACGGAGCTTACATAAAAAAACATCACCGCCGGAACATAGGCGGTGATGAGTTTATTATGCAGTATAATCAAGCATTTCTATACACTCTCTCAGTTCGTCAAGGTCCTTGTGAGTGTAGACCTTTTCGGTGACATTTGAGGTGGAATGCCCTACAAGGCGTTCTATACATATCCTGTCGGCGTGCAGGGTCTGCAGGCGGGATATGAAGGTGTGACGGGTATCGTGGGGAAGGTGAGACCACCTTTCTGTCATTGCGTTTGCAAGCTTGGGACTGCTTACGGGAAAGAGCCTGCCGGAGCTTTTGTCAAGGTATTCGGTTACAAGTCCCTGTATCTCATGATGTATGGGGACGATGCGGTCTTTTCCTGCTGATGTTTTCATACCGCCCTTGAAATACATATCATCAAGAAAGACATTATCCGGTGACATGGTGAGAAGCTCATTGACACGAAAGCCCGTATACAACAGGATGGTGGTGCAGTCGGTGACTATATCCCGGGGAGCGGTGATCACCTGTCTGACCTCCGGCAGGGTGAAGGGGTGGTGCTTTTCCTCGGCGGGCTTTGTGTAGAGCATATCCTCGGGGGTGATAAGGCGGGCGTAGTTCTTGTTGATGTACTCGAAGCGCTCCGCCGTTTCAAAGACCCCGTCAATGACTATCTTGATATTATTGACGGTGCTCCTGCCTGCATCGGAATTATCCTCAAAGACCTGCAGAAGGTCGGAAAGCTTCAGCTTCTTCACCGGTATGTCTGCAATGCGTGAACATCTCTTGAAGGCGGCGGTGTAGGCATTTATGGTGGATTGTGATTTTCCTGTCGCCTCTTTCCGCTTTAACCAGCGGGAGAAAATTACGGCAAAGCTTGCGCTTTCGTGTATACAGTAGGGGCTTGCAAGGAAAGCGGCAAGGGCGGCTTCGGCTTCGTGCTTTGTATGGTAATAGCCGATAAGGGGGCGGGAGCGCTTGCCGGTGGTGCTGTCAGTGCCCGAGGGTGCAAGCGCCCTCCAGCACTTTCTATGCCCCTTGACCTTCACAATACTGCCTGATCCGTAATCTCTGTTCATTGCGTCCGTTCTCCTTCAGATAATCAAGGAATGGGAAAGTCATGACACGAAGCTGATCGCCGAAGCGGATATGAGGGACATCTATGTTCCCGTGCCCGAAAAGGTAATTCACAGAGGATGGTGTAAGTCCGCAGAGATCGGCTATTTCCTGTGCTGTCAGTGTGTACTTCATGAATTGCTCCTTTCTGATGGTACCACAAAATGGGTGTATCGTCAAACGGTGCAATTTTTCAGAAAAAGGACATATATAGAAAAATACGGAAAAGAAGAGGTCGTTGTGTTATCTCCTTTGTGCAGGGTGTGCAGAAAAAGGGGTCATTCTTATTGAAAACGCTGATTTTTGATCTTGTTTAAAATCTGATACCGCTCGGATACCGGTGATTTTTGGAAGCCTTTTGTGATGCAGGTTTGAGGGGGCAGGGGAGGGGGAATCATTAACTGTTTCTTAAATTTCCCCAAAATCCCTTTATCACAAATCGCAGTATATAGCGTTTTCTTTATTTCTGTTTTCGTATTTTTATGCCTTTTTTCTTACAAAGTGATACCGAAAGGATACCACCCGTTTTTGTGCTCCATTTAAATAAAAGATAGATTTATTCTGAGCAGCGATAACAGTGTATCGGATACCGATGGATATCACTGCGCAAAATCAGAGAAAAGTTTTGCATACAGACCCGCCGTTCATATTTGCGGCGGGTCTGTCTTTTTATATGGTGATTCAGGTCTTATCGTCGGGCACCTCGGCTATGCCTATGACCTTGCCCACATAGCGGAAGTTATCCTCCTGTGTGAGGATGATGTCATCATAATCGGGATTGAGAGAGTGCAGACGGTCGGGAAATTCCCTGTACTGCTTTATATATCCGTCGCCGTTGAGGATGAAAAGACCCACCGTGCCGTGATCGGGCTTCATGCTGTCCTTCAGTTCTACGAGAACAAGACAGCCGTCCGGGTAATCGGGCTCCATGCTGTCACCCTCCACCTGTACGGCAAAGTCTGCATTTTCGGAGTCGATATCTGCATATACACGGATAGGATAAGTTTTAAGGTCATCGAGCCATTCGCCCCTGCCTGCGGAGGCTCTGTTAGGAGTGAAGGGTATCTCGATGGTCTTTCGTTCGGGGATGTCCCCGTTTTCAGTGTCCTCCTCCCCGGCTGCTTCGGCGAGAGCATTGACAAATGCGTTACGGTGCTTTTTGTCCAGTCTGATATACACCAGTATGAACCGTTTTTCAAGCTCGGTCATGTCCTTTTTATCTGCAAGGAGCTGTTCAAAGGTCATAGGCGGCGGAACATCTCTGCCGAGGAGATAGTCAACAGATACTTTGAAATGATCTGCTATTTTACACAGTAAATCATATTTTGGTTCACGCTGACCTTGTTCATAGGTTTGCCACGCTCTAAGCGTAATTCCTAATAATTCTGCACATTCTTGTTGCGTTAATTTATTATTTTCACGAATTTCTTTAAAACGCACATTCATATAATCACCTCTATATATTATACTATCACATTATGTGTTATTTGTCAATAGATATAAAATACCATATTGTGTATAAAAATAACAAATTTTGCGGTATAAGTTTGTATATTATTTATCACATATTGCGATATTTAACGCTTGACAACATACGCATAATGTGATATTATATTATTGTACCCGATACCACAACGGGGCGAAAAAACGAAAACAGAGGTGAACTGAATGCAGGGAGACAAAAAGAAAACTGCCGATCTCCTAAAGGAAATCGACAGTTGGCTGGACACGATACTGAGCATACTCGCAAAGCTTGCTTTAGTATCTATGTCGATCAGAACTATCCTTGAGATCTGGGCAAACAGATAAAAGGATGAACGAGTACCGGAGAAGCGGACATTCCGCCCTCCCCGGGAAAGTACCCTGCATTCAGTTTACCATATTGAAAGGCGGTTTGTCAATGGGTAAAAGAGAAATTTTTCTGACTGTGAAGGTCATCGTCAAGGGAGCGGCAGTCTTTGCCGCAGTGATAGGTCTGATAGGACTGTGGAGGATGGTGATAAAGTAAAAGCCCTACTCAAAGAGTAAGACTTTTTCAGCAGACGACGAATGTGCAGCGTGACCGCCCACGCTGTACATATAGAGTATAACACACGACAAGGCGGTTTGTCAGGAGTTTTCGGAGGGTGACAGAATGAAGCCTGAGCCTATACCCTGCCCCGAATGCAGGCAGAAAACACAGACATATGTATACAAGGACACTGTTCTGCGGCACTTTCCGCTGTATTGCCGGAGGTGCAAGAAACAGTTCAACATTGACCTGAATTGTGCAGCCGACTGCACAAAATAACATGAGCACATCAGAGCGTGAACGCCGTGCAGAGCCTTAAAGGGGCTTTGTGCGGCGTTTTGTCTTACGGGAGGTGAAAAGGAATGATGACAAGAGAAGACATCATAGGAGTAGGAAAAGAGAAGGGCTTTATGCCCGAGGACTACATCAATGTTGCAAGAGGTGACAGAGCGGTGTGCATTATGGAGCAGAGCCGCCCGAAGGCTCTTGACGACCTCATTACATACTTTGAGGGCTTTGCCCGTGGCATGGAAGAGGGAGCGGCTGCCATGGCAGACACAACAAAGAAAAGGTGAAGGCATGAATGATGAGAACAAGGAAGCTTTCTGCCGAGAAATGGGGAAGCTAATAGGAAGATACACACGGGAATTTGATGTGGAGAGTATCACCTACAGGGTGGACGGCTGTGTGGAATATGCAGACATCCGCTTTATAAACGGGCATACACGCTCCGTGAATGTGACAGGCGACAGCTGCCTGGCGATATTGCTTGATGTGTACCGGGCTTTGATATAGGAAGGAAAAGGATATGAATGAGACAATGACAGTTGCCGAGTGCGCCGCAGTGCTCCGTGTGAGCGCTCAGGCGGTGCGCATCGGGATAAGGTCGGGAGAGTGGGATATTCCCCACATCAAAAACGGCAACAGGATCGTGATATTGAAAGAAAGGTTCTTCCGTGAGTTCCTTGGTGTGCCCGATGAAGAGATGAGAGCCATGAGGGAGAGTGAGACGGCGTGAGAGAAGAAGAGATATACCGCAAAGCCCTTGAAAAATGGGGCGTTCCGCACCAGATGATGGTGTTATGTGAGGAATACGGCGAGCTTATACAGGCCATTTCAAAGGCTCTCAGGTGGGGCGAGGAGCACCCGGGGCACGCACTGCCCGAAAGAATGAAGGACGATATAGCGCATGAGACAGCCGACTGTTATCTGATGTTAGGGCAGATGACAACAGCCTTCGGCATAAGCGAAAGTGAGCTTGAACACTGGCACAATGCGCAGATAAGCAAGCTCAAGGGTTATCTGTATAAGGAGGATGCACGATGATAGATGTACTTACCGAAAAGGAGTTTTCGGCTCTGTATATGCTGCTCAAAAGGATATCAGAGAGCGAATGTGAAAAAGACCTCGAACACAGGACGGACAGATTTTCGGCAGTCCTTGATTTTCTGTGGAACTCACAGCGCATATCTCCGGAGAGCTACAAGAGCTATAAGCAGCGGCTCAGTATCGCAATGAGGGACGCACGTGAGATGATAAAGCGCAAAAGGAGATCAATATGAAGGAATATACTGTAAGGTTCTCCGTGAACGGGGAACACAAGGCGTTGACGGTAGAAGCGGCGGGAGCGGCAGAGGCTGTCTGGGCAGTCACAGAGAGCATGGGCCATGTGTATAAAGCACGCCCGAAGGTGCTTTCCGTGTCGGGCGGCGCACCTGTCCGCACACACTGGGTAATGGCGAGGAGGAGAGCATGAAGTCATATGTAACACCGAAAGAAGTCGCTGAAAAGCTTGATATCGAGGAATCCGATATACAGTCACTTCTTACGAAGGAGAAGTTAAAACTCACATACGCATGGACACCGAGAGGTATACGCATATCCCGAAAGTCCTTTGAAGATGTGTGGGGAGATTATGAGAAAGCTGAAAACGCAGAAAGCACCGCAAGCGATGAAACACAGCAAAGCAGCGGCTATATGCTGCTTATGCAGAAAGCCATGGACCTTGTGGTGACTGCCGCACAGCATAAAATCGGTACAGAACAGCTCCACAAATTTATAGACCTCGCAAGCTCCCTCACACCGCAGAAGACCTCCGAAGTCAAGAAAGTTGAGGTAAGCCCTTGTCCTGTAATAGTGTCGGAAGAGAACAAAGCCAAGCTTAAGGAGTACCTCAAATCCAAAAGCAGAGTGACCCCAAAAGAAGCTTTCTCTTACCTGTTCCCCGATATAGAGTATACACCAAAAAGAGGAGCCGCCATAGGCAGGATATTCAAGGCTTTTCCTGATTGGATAATAATAAACAGCAATGAAGGCAGATCGTACATCCGAAAAGGAGAATAAAGAATGAACGAACGAGTATTGATAAGTCTTTTTCAGATGATATCAGACATATACGAGGCTGATGAACTCGGCGATATGTATCCATGTGAGGATAAGGCAAACGGAGCCATTGACCTTATCTATCACTCAAAGCTCATGGACAAGGAGCATATAATCGCACTGCGTGAACTGGTATACAATGCAGTCAAATACAAGGAAAACGAACTGTACAGCAGCGATGTTGACATTCCGAAAATGTCCGATGATACAGATGATATACCCTTTGACGATGATGATGACTATATCCTGAACGCCTATAAGGAGCCTGACGATGAATAAGAAGCAGTACAAAGACAGGGAATGTCCCGAATGTGCCTATGGTACGAAAGCGTATACCATTGAGGGTGAGGGACATTGCCCTCGCATGAATTGGGACGGATGGGGCTGCGACTATATGAGCGTGGTGGGTCACTCCCATTACAGGGGAGCGGATGGTGTATGCAGGTCATATTTACCGAGGAACGGCAAAAAGAGACCCGCAGCACGGCAGAATATAGTCATATCCCGCAAGCGGCGGGCTACCGGGGTAGAGGACAGGGTGAAGCACGGATGGAAGTCATAAAATGGGACGGATCGAGCCACAAGCAGGAACTTACAGCGGCGCTGATGTGGTATATCGATGATGAGGACAAGGAGCTCGCAAAGCATACATCATACGGCGACCTGGGCAAAGCACTGCAGAAGAAGCACGGTGCAAGTTTCCACGGTGCCGTAAACAGTGATATAGCAGATATTACAGGCGAAACGAGCAAGATCACGATAGCACCGAGCAAGCTCCATGTAAGCTATGTGCTGACATGGAGCAAGGCCGCAAAGCTGATACATGAATATATCAACACGGAAGGGGGACAGATAATGGCACAGCTTGAAGAAATGGACTTGTCCGTAAGAAGTTTCAACTGCCTGAGACGGGCAGGGATAGACACGGTAGAGGCTCTAACCGGTATGACACGGGAACAGTTCAGATCTACACTCAATCTCGGAAGCAACTGCATGGATGAAACAGAAGCAAGAATGAAAGAACTGGGGCTTTCATTCAGAGAAGAAACAGCACTGAAAAAGCAGTATATGACCGACAAGGCACAGGAAGCCTTAACCGTGCATGCGCAGATAATGATCGGTGCGCAGATGGTAGAAAACGGGCTTTATCAGATGGCAAAGGGCTTCAAGATCATGAGAGACGAGAAGCTGTACAAGGAACTGGGGTACAAGTCATTTGAGGAATACTGCGAGACGGAGACAGGGATGACAAAGCAGAACGTGTACCGTATGATAAGCATTGCTGAAAAAATCCCTGATGGCCAAATTCGTAACATCGATGTTACGAATTTGGGGATCGCTAAGTTGCATCTGCTCACCACTCTCACGGATGAACAGCGTGAGGAGATCGTGCAGTCGGCAGACCTGGAAAGCACTACTGTGAAGGAGCTTAAAGCGAAGATCGAGGAGATCACCGGCGAGCGTGACAGGGAACGGGTGCTCAAAGAGGACTGGCAACAGAAAACGCAGGAAGAAGTTGACCGGTCGATCAGGCGGACACAGGAGCTCAAGGAAAATATCAGGCAGCTTGAACAGGAAATAAAGGAGCTGGAGAGCAGGCCTATCGATATAACTGCCGTAGACATTAAGGAAACGGATGAGTACAAGGAAATGCAGGACGAAATAGAGCACCACAAGGAAAGGATATCTCAGTATTCTGAAATGCTCGCAGACGAAAAGAAGCGCAGAGCCGAAAAGGATGAACAGATCACCCGTCTTATAGATGAGATCAGAGAGCTTGAAAAGCGCCCGATCGAAGTGCAGGGGCTTGATGAATCACAGAGAAGGACGCTGGAATTTGACATCAAATTCCGTGCGGCTGCGGAATATGTGTGCTTGGCGGGAGAGGCAGTGTGCGGAAACGATGAACGGGAGCGGTTTCTGAATCTGAAAGCACTCATAGATGAGGTATTGAGTAAAAAAAAATGAACGATATGAACGATTACACACCAAATCATCATGCGGTTTTAATGCCGTATGAGGCGCACAGCATAAAGCTCAGAGACGGCACAGTATACACTCTTAGATGTAATCTGAACAATCTCTGGATGAAGCAGAAATATATAGATTACAAGCTTTCAAAGAACATCCCGGAAATATGTGCACTCACTGTGGAGCAGCGGAAGGATTTTGAAGATGCTGTACTGGGGTATTTTGCCAGAATATACAACAGTCAGCATATTGACAGGCTGCTTTATCCTTTCACCGAAGCTCAGAGAGATTTCGTTGACGGTTTATGCAATTCAATGTCAAATACCGTATAAAAGACCCTAAAGAGGCGGCTTTTGTCGTCCTCGATTAAGGTGTTAATAATTCGCCCGTGAGCAAATTATGATATTTCTGTAAAGGGGGAGCGGAATGTATTACGAGAAAAGGGAATATGTGGGCAGTAAGATATATGTCACTAAGACCTACAACAGCGGTAACATAAACGCTCACGGGCTTTCAGGCAGAGAGAAGACCACAAAGGAAATGACCGAAAAGCAGCGCCGGCACAATGAGAAGCTGCGTATAAAAAAGCTTGACTTCCTGCTCCAGCTCAACTTTGACAGAGGGGACCACAATGTCACTCTGCATTATCCCAGAGGGATGTGTCCCGAAGATGAAAAGCAGGCGAACGAGAACATCAGCCGTATGCTCAAAGGGCTGAAAAAGAAGCACAAAGATGCAAAGTATATCTACTGCACCCACACCACAAAGAACGGAAGCATACATCATCATCTTATAATATCAAAAGACATAGCACAATACGAGATAGAAGAAGCCTGGGAAAACACTGTTAAAGGTGCGAAAATGTCAGTTAATCACAGTATGTACGCCAACAAAAGCACATATAAAAAGCTTGCGGCTTACCTCATTGCAGATCAGGATCATGAGCCTCATCAGAAAAAGGTGCGCTCGTTCAGAGGGTCAAAAAATCTTGTCAGACCCGAGGTCGAAAGGCGTGAAGTGCAGGCGGTCTCGTGGCGCAAAGAGCCGAGAGCGCCGCAGGGGTACAGAGTGGAAGGTCTTGTCAATACGGTGGACATATACGGTGCACCGTATCAGTATTATATTCTCGTTCCGGACGGGGAAGATCCGGAGGGCGGCGGTCTGTATGATCCCGAGAGCGATGATTATTGACCCCCCCACCCCGAGAGCGACCGGGCGGGACTTTTCGTAGACCTACGACCGCCCCTCTATACACACAAGAGTTTAGAAATCCCGATTTTAAGAAAGCGTGGAGCCATGATGACGGATATGGATATAAAAGCCGAACTGTCCAGGGCAAGAAAAGCCCGTCAGATGTATATGCTTGCTTTGACCCGTGCGAGGCAGTATGAGGAAACGGTCATATCACCCAAGAGCTTCAGAGAGCATATATCCGGGACCGCAGGAAGAAACACAACGGAAGCCCGATTCCTGAAAGCGGCAGAGTATCGGGAGCGTGCCTGTGTCTGCAAGCGTGAGATGTGCAGAGCGAGGCTGCGTGCGTATGAACTCATATCCCTGCTTGACAAGCGGTCGGAAAGAGAAGTCCTGATCTGCAGATATCTGATGTGTGAAACATGGGCAAGGATAGCCCGTGAGACAGGTTATTCCGTAAGGCACATATACCGTATCCATTCAAGAGCGATACGAAGCATCACATTAAAGACCGGTTGATATTTCTGCTTTTAGATTGTCCCGGCTCGTGAGGGGTACGGGGGCGGCGAAACGCCCCCGAAAAGAAAAAAGTCCGCAGTGAGCAGAAAAAAATTTTTGCCGGCTCTTGACGGGTTCCTCTGCGGCTGTTACACTGGGACAGCCGAGCGGCTCAGATAACAGTTTCTGCTTTTGAGTTGCTCGGCAGCGCAAAAGCAACAGCCGCAGAGGGTTCTGTCAAGAGTGAGCGTCAAGCGAAAGGCGAAAAAAATTTTTTTATGCGGGGCTGCATGAATACGAAGAAATGAGGGGGATCACTTTGGGAAGACCTGCAAAGCCGATAGACCTTGCATACGGCAAGAGAACCAACGAAGAGATCAGTAAAAGGAAAAAGGCCGAAGAAAAGCTGAAAGGAAAAGCTCCTCCGGATATCAAAAAAATATGTGCCGGGCTTTCAAGACAGCAGAAAGCCATTGCCCTGGAGATACTTGACAGTCTTGAAGACGCCGAGCTTCTGTGCTCTCTTGATAACACGATAATCAAGCTTGCTGCATTTGCCATAGACGGGATAAGAGCGTGTATCACAGAGGAAAACGAAACTATCAGGAAAATAGCAAGCGGTGAGAAGGATCCGTCAGAGCAGTGCATGAACGACCCGAATTTCCGCCAGAAGCTGAAAAAGTATGAAGAGACCTTTGACAGAGCCTGCAAGGAGCTGGGGCTATCGCCGCAGGCAAGGGCGAAGCTTGCGGTTGCGGGCACTACCGGCAAGGATGAGAGCCTTGAAGCCATAAAACAGATCATAGGAGGTACAGCAAAATGAAGATGATATCAGTAAGGTGCGACAAATGCGGTGCTGTTAGAGAGATGACCGAAAATGAATACAATCATCCGACATATTTCACCGAAGGCAGATATGATCTCCGGGGGATCTATGGGATAGACCTCTGTGATGAGTGTGCAGCATATCTCGAAGAGCATTTCGACAAACCTTTACAAGCATTGATGAACGCAAAAAATGAATGGCTGCCACACCACAAGTAACAAAACAGCCGTCCAAAGTTTGTTGATAATTACTATTGCGTGTCACTATGATATGTGCTAAAATAGTATAAACGAAAGTGCGCACAGAGTACAAAAAAGCACAGATACAGCGGCGTATATCGAGAGGATATGCGCCTTTGCCATACCCGGAGAACAAGGAAAAAGCCGAATAACACTCACCGTACATGAACAATGTGCGGTTTTTTTATACCCAAAAATACGGAGGTGAGTGCATGAACGGATTGATAGGCGGTGATCTGATAGCTGCAAGTGCGGCCATCATGCTTGGCAGCGATGCCCAGCTTATGCAGAAGAATGTAACCATAACAGAGAACGGCACATACACCTACGACCCCGCAGACGACAATGCGGACGGATACAGCGGGGTGACGGTGGGGGTGAATGTGGATGATGGAAGTGCGGAGATTGCAAGGCTAAGACAGCAATTGCAGGAGTGTGAGGGCAAGTGTGAAGAGATAAGGGAGTATCTGTATTATGTTATCAACGATAAGCCGTATGACCCCGAAGACCCTGACCCACCGTTGATAGGTGACACAGTGCCCGAAATAGAAGGAGCAATTGATGATGTTCTTGAAAAAGGCTATGATGAGGGTTATGATGATGCAGGCGGAGACCCAAGCACAAAGCCTATAAGAATAAAGCCTGTTCACAGACAGGGTAGTGATGGGAATTATTATACTTATAGTGTGGAAATGATAAATGGGCATTATTTAGCAAGAGGTAATGAATGCCCATACCTTTCGGCAGCGTATCAAAATATATTTCTGAGACCTCTTGACACTCTGGAAAGCGGTGCCACATATTTCAATTTATTGTTGAAAATTACTATAAACGGTCAAGTATACTATGCAAACTTCAACTATCCTAATGACGGCGATAATCGTAACTATGTTGATAATTATTGGTTAGAAAATGGGGAATTGTGTGTTAGATATTATTTTGCTCCAAGAAATCCAGGCTTTACTACAGCACACTTCCCAATTTTGATTTAAGGAGAGTATATTCATATGAGAAATATATTTGACGGACCCGAATTTTTGTACGCTTGGTTGCAAACAGAAGGCAACGGCGAAGTTATAAAAAGCCTTTCCAATATTAGCGTTACAAGTCCTTGGGCAGTAACAATACGAGACAAGCGGTATTCTGCTTATTATTTGGAAACAAACTCGCAAACTCACTATGACACTATGTTGAGAACAAACAACAGCAGTGATTTTACACCATTGTATAGCGGCAAACTGATACTTGATGAAGAAGAGACCGAAGACTATAAATCTTTTATGATTAGTATTGCAGGGACAACATGTGCATACATGATAATGAGTACCGGCACAGCTGAAATACAAATTGTAAGGGGTATTCCCTCGTCTAATAGTTATTATCCGCTATACAGAGATGTGATAGGTGCGATTAACTACCCTGTGCTCAATTATCTAACCGCTAAGAAAGCCCTCGGAGCAGGTATAGCAGACAAGTACATCGCACAGCCCATTGTACTGGGTGGAGTGAAAACACCGCTTTACAGCATAGTAAGCAACAGCACATCCGCAGACCCTGATTTGTTCACAGAAGTTGCGGTTGACGGGCAGAAGTTCTTTGTGGTTGATCATGGTGTAGGGGTAAAAGTTGACTAAAAGGGAGGTATGCAGAATGAAGATAACATTTTCAAGCACACATAATGCTTTCAGCGTGAAAGCACCGAAAGGAACGCTTGTATCTCTTACAAGCACACCAGTTGAACAGGGTGACGGGATTTACACCATAGGCGATGAGGGGTATATCCTCATAGATGACGGTGTGCTCACGGACAGCATTTACCTTAATACGGAAGGCAGCGACTACACTGCGGAGCGTGGGGCAAGGGTGTGCTATCCCGCAGATGGAATAGAGGTCAGAGTGGGGTCAAGTGTGCTCCCTTTTAAGGTGAAAGCGAAAGGGGGTGATGGTGGTGGTGGCAAATCCGCAACGGTCGGACTTCTTGAAGAAGAAGTTATCATCGGCACTCTTACAGTGGTAGAGGACTGAGCCGAAGAAGCGTGACCTTCCGAAGTTCACAGAGGTGACAATAGGGGACGGGAAGTTTCTGCATATCTCACGGGGCATACTCATCAGGATATCGTGAGGGCAAAGGTCTGAAGAGGTGTGCTTTTTGTATAGATTTTGTGCGATATTCACATAAAAATATGATGATTTTTCACTAACAAAACCATTGACAAAAGTTTGTTGTCATGTTATAATTATATTTAACCAATTGGTTTATATAGTATATAGCATCGGGGTGAGCAAATATTGAAATTTTCTTATCCGAATAAGAAAATAGAAAAAACATTTACTGATTATAATCAAATGCAAAAGAAACTCAAGTTTGATTGGGTCAGAGCGATCAAGAAACTTATAAATCAATTGGAGGCTTCTGATAATTTTGGAGTATTTCTTTCTCTCGGACTGGGGCATCCGGAAAGTTTAAGCGGCTATAAAATTCCAACCTATTCTTTGAGAATAACGGCAAATGTGCGATTGATAATAGAATTAAAAACTGACGATGAAGATGTAAAAAACTGTGAAGAGATTGAAGTGAAAGGAGTGTGTGATTATCATGGCGACAAAGAAAACTGGTATATCCCGTGAACTTATCATTCATCCCGGGGAAACTATTGCCGACATTCTTGAAGCAAGAGGTTTGACACAAACTGAACTGGCTGCAAGAACCGGTGTTTCACAGACATTTGTGACAAATGTAATTTCCGGAAAAAAAGATATATCCAAAAATTTTGCAATGGCGCTTGAATACGCTCTTGGTGTTCCAAAATCATTTTGGCTCAATCTTCAAGCAAAATATGATGCTGAAATGCTTGAATATGAAGAAGAAACAAGCATAACAGAGGAAGAAAAGGAAGTTTGCAAACATCTTAACGAAATTGTAAAATATCTTAAAAGCAGAGGCTTATTGCTCACAAATAAAAAAGCAAATTCACTGGTGCTCTCCCTTAGAAAGATTTTTCAAGTAAGCAGTTTATGTAATCTCGGAAATATTCCTCATGCCAGTGCATTCAGACTAAGTAATAATACAAAAGTTGACCCCCATATATTAAACGCATGGATTCGGATTTGTCAGCTTAAAGAAAATGGTATGGAAAGCTGTGCCCCTTTCGATAAATCAAAAATCAATTCTCTTATAGGCGAGTTGAAAGATATAATGCTTTCAGATGATTCTGACACAGTACCAAGAGATAAAATCAAAGAAACACTGCTGAAATACGGTATTGATTTTGAAATAGTAAAGCATTTCAGAGGGGCTCCTGTTCAAGGATATTTATACAGGCGTTCCGATGATGCTGTCAGAATTTGTATGACCATAAGAAAAGCATATGCTGATATATTCTGGTTTTCATTATTCCATGAACTCGGGCATCTTGTAAACGGTGATCTATCAAAATCTTCTTTTATAGATATTGACGGGCTTGACCCTAAAAAGGAGAACGCCGCTGATCTCTTTGCTGCTAACGCACTTCTTGATCAAAACGATTATGAAAAATTTACTCAAAGCTATAAAAAACAAGCCGCATACACCTTGATAGAAGATTTTGCGAAGAAACAGCATGTTATGCCCTACATTGTTATCGGCAGAATGCAAAAAGAAAACATAATAGGATACGAACAGTATTCCAATGAGAAAAAACGGTATCAAATGAATTTTTAATAGCAATCTGTGCACCGGCTGTATGTTCGGTGCATTTTTATATAAAAAAATGAATATACATGACAACAAAGGATATCAGTATGCGCTGAGCTGTGCAAGGAGCAGGAAGGGCGGCAAAGTCCCCGAATATGTGATACGGCAGGCTAAGATATGGATAAAGATAGCCGACGGAAAAAACAGGGCTGCATATGTGGACGAAAAGGAACATGAGCGGATAATAAACATAATGCGGCTGATGGTGCATCCCGATCTTCAATGCCCTATGGATGAGGGACTGGAGCCTTATGCGATGTGGCTCATAACGGCAGTATACTGCACTATGGACAGCAAGACCGGAAAGAGGCTCTACACAACGGCAGTGCTTGAGATAGCAAGAAAGAACTTCAAGACCTTTGCGGCGGCGGTCATATTCATTGTGGGTATGCTGCTTGAGCCGCCTTATTCACGCTTTTTCTCGGTAGCTCCGAATTTCAAGCTTTCAAACGAGCTGAGGCTCGCAGTAAGGAAGATACTGAAATTTTCTCCGCTGCTGTGCGATCATTTCCGCATATGCAGGGACTACATAAAATGCAGCATAACGGAGATAGAATACACTCCCCTCGCATACTCAAACGACAAGCTTGACGGAAAACAGGCAAATATATGGCTTGCGGACGAGGCGGCGGACATGGTGTCATACCCGATAGAGGCTATGAGATCATCACAGATAAGGCTAAAAAACAAGCTGGGCGTTATAATATCCACCATATACCCCAACGAGAACAACGGCTTTGATGATGAGCTTGACACAGCGAGGAGAGCCATTGACGGCAGGATGGACAGGCGGGATATATTTGCTTTGCTGTATGAGCCGGATGAGAGCATACAAGCCGACTGGCAGACGGATGACAGGGTGCTGTATCAGTCAAATCCCACTGCGATAGAGGATAAAGAGGCATTTGAGGAGCTTGTGAAGAACCGCACGATGGCGATACTCTTTGAAAACAAGCGTGAAAATTTCCTCTGCAAGCACTGCAACATACATTACAAAGGCATAGGAGCCGCCGGATATGTGGGCATAGATGCAGTGAGAAAATGTGCTGTGAAGGCTATAGACTGGGCGGGGAGCGATGTGTATCTGGGAGTTGACCTTTCGCAGTCGGACGATAACACCGCAGAGGCTATGGTGAAGTACGACAGGGATGAGGATATCATATATGCACGGGTAAAGGGCTTTATCCCTGCTGCAAAGATAGATATGAAATCCGATGCGGAAAAATTCGATTACAAGAGGAGCATAGCGAGAGGTGACTGCTTTTCCTGCGGCGATGAGATCATAGATTACAGCTTTGTGGAAAAATACCTGCTGAACATTGAGCGGGAGTGCGGCGTTACGATAGTGGGAGCGGGCTTTGACCGATACAACGCAATGAGCACCATGCAGAAGCTGGAAAGTGCCGATGAACCTATACAATGCACGGAGGTAGTGCAGCACTCAAAGATACTGCACCCTGCCACAAAGCTTCTGAGAGAATACATCCTTGAGGGAAAATTCAGATATGAGAGCAATATGCTTCTTGAAAACTCCTTTGAGAACGCACAGTGTACCCTTGACACAAATCTGAATATGTATGTGAACAAAAAGAAGTCAAAGGGCAAGGTGGATATGGTGGTAGCATTGATAAACGCAGTGTATATGATGATGCAGTATGAGATACTGGGCAGTGACGAAGTATTCGTTGGTTAGAAGGCAATATTCAAATACCGCAGAGCTACGGCTATGCGGTATTTTTATAGGAAAATATGGCGATATGGATGATATAGGGGGTAACTATATGAACGAACAGTCATTCAAGGTGATCTTCGGCAGCGTCGTGGCGGGTATCGCTGCTTATCTCGGCGGTGTGGACGGGGTGCTGATAACCTTGCTGGCGTTTATGTCGGTGGATTATGTCACCGGTGTCATGGCTGCGGGCAAAAGGCACGAGCTGTCTTCTGAGGTGGGCTTCTGGGGGCTCGCAAAAAAGATATGTATACTGGCGCTTGTGGGTGTCGGCAACCTCATCGACTGCTATGTGGTGGCAGGCAACGGCACATTCCGGACGGTGGTCTCACTGTACTACATAGGCAATGAAGGACTGTCGATACTGGAGAACTTCGGCAGGCTCGGTGTGGTGTATCCGAAGATACTGCAAAGGGCTTTGAAGCAGCTCAGGCAGGAGAACGACAAGGACGACACGGGAGAGGGTGAAGGCGATGACAGTAAAGGTGACGGGTGATATTTCGGAACACGAGAAGCTGCTGTATATACAGCGTGCGGAAAAGGAGCACCCCGGGTGTTATGAGCTGGAGGTGGTAGTAGACGGTGAATTTGTTGACCTGTACTATCACATCACCCCTTTTGACCGTATCAGGCGCATCACGGGGTATCTTGTGGG